ACGGATAATGTCAAACGCAATAGACCCGCCAACCGCTGGCAATGCCGAGAACGTTACTGCGCCAGCCGCCGATCCACTTCCTGAGAAATTTCAGGGTAAAGAGGCGGCGGATATAGCCAAGGCCTACGCAGAGCTTGAAAAAATGACAGGCTCTCAAGCACAGGAGATAGGACAGCTCCGGCAGGCCTTGAACCAGGCGACCACGGCAAATGCACCACCAGCTGAGGAGGCGGATTTCTATACAGACCCCGAGGCTGCCATCAAGCAGACGGTGCAACCTCTCGTTCAGGCAATTGCAGAGCTTCGCGTTGAAAACATGCGGCAAAAGCTGGCGGTTCAACATCCAAACTATGAGAAGACGCTTAACGAGCTTCCTTTTCAGGAATGGGTGGCGGATAGCCCGGTCCGGCTCCAACTGTGGAACCAGGCCAACGTCGGCGATTACGCATCGGCCAACGAGTTGTTCTCAACCTGGACGACGGTGAACCAGACAAAAACGCAGGCCGAACAGCAAACGAGTGCGGCAGTGAAGCGTGACCGGAAGTTACGCGCCGCGACCGTCGAGCAAGGGTCTGCGACCATCCCCGCCGGAAAGACGATCCGAAATCAGGATCTGATTGAGCTCCGGCGGACTAACCCGGAAAAGTACCGAGCGAACTGGCCGGAAATCGAGAAGGCCTATCGCGAGGGACGCGTAACGAGGGACTAACCCATGGCTGCATTTCCAGCTGATGCGGTTACAGCTGCCGAGGCCGCAACATTCATACCGGAACTTTGGTCCGATGAGGTTGTGGCGGCATACAAGGCTAATCTGGTCTTGGCGGGGCTTGTAACCAATTTCAACCACCAGGGTCGCAAGGGTGACGTGTTTCACATCCCTGCCCCGGTCCGTGGCGCGGCGAACGCCAAAGTTGCGGACACGGCAGTGACGGTGATTCCGCACACCGATTCCGACATTGCCATCAATATCAACCTGCATTATGAGTATTCGCGTTTTATCGAGGACATCGCCGCCGTTCAGGCGTTGAATTCGATGCGTGAGTTCTTCACCGATGATGCAGGCTTCGGGCTCGCAACGCAGGTGGATACTGACCTGCATGACGTGGGCAACCTGCTACAAGGCGGGGCTGGCACGGCCGCTTATGACCAGGCGGTCATCGGCTCGGATGGTTCGACGCTTTACACCGGAGCGAACGAGGCCGCGCTTGCTGACGATGGTATTCGCCGGGCAATTCAGACGCTCGACGATGCCAATGTGCCGATGCGCGATCGCTTCCTTGTGATTCCGCCGGTCGAGAAGAACAACCTTCTCGGTTTGGCGCGTTTCACTGAGCAGGCTTTTGTCGGCGAGGTTGGCATGGCCAACTCCATTCGCAATGGGCGCATCGGTAGCGTCTATGGGGTGGAGGTGTTCGTGTCGACGAACTGTGCAACCGCTACCGGCGCGGCGAGAATCTGTCTCTTGCTGCACCGTTCGGCGATTGCGCTGGTAACGCAGGTCGATATCAGGGTGCAGACGCAGTACAAGCAGGAGTACCTGGCTGACTTGCTGACCGCCGATACCATCTATGGCGTCGGCGAGCTCAGAGATGACGCTGGCGTGGCAATTGCTGTGCTCGCGTAAGGTGCGTGGCTTTGGGGAGGGGGCAACCTCTCCCCGCTTTTAAGGAGTAGGGCACATGACATATCTTGAGCTGGTAAACGCAGTGATGCGCCGGCTGCGCGTTGATGAGGTTGGCTTTGTGTCCGACTTGAAATATTCGGTGATGATTGGCGACTTTGTGAACCAGGCAAAACGCGAAGTTGAGGACGCCTACAACTGGCTGGCGTTGGAAAGCAATCTGCCGCTGTCAATAGTGGCGGCAACGTCGACCTACACACTGACCGGGTTCGGGCGCAGGGCGCGTATTCGGCTGGTACACGACCTGACTAACCGGCTGGAAATCAAGCCGATTGACTGGGATAAGTTTCAGCACCGCCTGGACTTCGGCGCGCAAAGCGGCCCGCCGTCACACTGGCGCATCAACGGACTGGTTGGGGACGATCCGATCCTGGAGCTCTATCCGACACCGAACGCGGCCTCGAACGTGACCGTCTATGCGACAGTGCCGCAAGCAGACCTGACCAACGATTCCACCGAGATGACGGTGCCGTTCTATCCGGTCATCCTGGGGGCCTATACCCTTGCCGTTGCCGAGCGTGGCGACGACCGCGGCGCGGCCGAGCAGCAAGCGCAGGCGGAGTATCAGCAAGCACTGGCCGATGCCATCTCGCGCGATAACTTCAACGCCAACCACGGGTACTCCACGGATTGGGTGGTGGTCTAATGTCGGGCGCACTCAATCAAATCATTCTCCGCGGGCCCGGAACCTTCGGGTTGAACACCGAGCAGGCCTTGAGTGTGGATGACTTCAGGTGGTGCACCGAGGGGGAGAACCTGGTGTTCGATGACACCAACCGCCTGACCTCGCGAAAAGGCCTTAATAACCTCACCGTGACCGGCGGCCATGGTAACGACGTTGAGAGCATTTTTGAGTTCATCGAGAGCGCGACCAGCACCGAGATTATCAGTGCGGCCGGGCTCAAGATTTACACCGGCACCGTGACGCTGACCGACATCACCGGCACCATCACTGCGCCCACCGCCAATGACTGGCAATTTGTCAACTTCAACGGCAAGTGCATCGGCGTACAGCAAGGGCATACGCCCATTGTCTACACTGGCACCGGCAGCTTTGCCGATATCACGCCAGCGACCGGGACATTGCCCACAGGCAACGCTGCGGTGGCTGCTTTTGGGCGGCTGTGGATTGTGGACGCTGACAAGCTGACGCTGAAGTTCTCAGACGTGCTCGATGAGACTAACTGGGCAACCGCCGGCAGCGGGTCGCTGGATACGCTCGAGGTATGGCCCGACGGCATTGACACCATCGTTGCCGTTGAAGAGTTCCAGAATCAGCTGCTCATTTTCGGCACCCGATCGATCCTGGTCTACACCGGCGCGGAGGACCCCACCGCGGCAACCTTCGTGCTGTTCGACATCATCCGCCGCGGCACCAACTGGCGCGATTCCGTAGTGCCCATCGGCAACGATTTGCTGTTCATGTCGGCCGATGGCTTGCGCTCCGTCGCGCGCGGCCTTGAATCACAGACCATGCCGATGACGGACTTGACGACCCATGTCCGCTCCTTGCTTATTGACCAGCTGGACGGGGCGACCGGGCTTGCGGCGGACTATTCGCCTATCGATCGCGCCTATCTGGTGCGTATCGAGAAATCGACCGGCGTCAATTATTGGTACTTCGACGTTGGCGCGCGCTTACCCACCGGCGACCTACGTGCCTTCCGCTGGTCTGGCATCAATTACACCAGCATTCATGTCGCATCCGATCGAACCGTCTACCTCGGCACCAATGGGGCCATCGGAGACCATTCAGGCTATTTAGATGACGGCATGTCCTATGACATCGAATGGCTAACCGCCGGATCGGAGCTTGGCGCGGAAGGCGAAAAGATACTCAAGACAGCGCGCTTCCTGGTCTCGGTCAATGCGCTGACAACGTTCATTCTTCGTTGGTGCGTTGACTTCAATGAGCTGTGCTTTAGTGCGACCGCGGCGATTGGCGTTGCTAACGCGGAGAGTGAATGGAATCTGGCCGAATGGGGCTTAGACGAATGGTCCGGGGGGTCTCGCATCTCGCGCGAGCTTCGCGTGCCGATGTCGCACTCAGGGCAGATTGTACAAATAGGTGCGCGCGTGACCATTAGCGGCGCGGTGGTGAGCTTCGCCAATGTCACCATTTTGACCAAAATCGGGAGACTTGCAGCATGAGCGATTATGCGCGCGTTTATGACTTTAGCGTCAAGGATGGCTTGACGACTGGCGACCCCGCCAAGCTCATCAAAGGCTCGGAAGTGGATGCCGAATTCGATGAGCTGGTGATCCATGTTGCCAGCAAGATAGACACTCCGGCGGGGGCCTCTGAAGGCGACTTTTTGACCTTGAGCTCTGGCAGCTGGATTGGAGGCTCGGCAGGCATCGTGCCCGTTGGCGCGTTGATGCCTTATGGCGGCAGCGCTGCCCCGACCGACTGGTTGCTGTGTGACGGCTCTTCGATGAGCACCACGACCTATGCCGCCCTGTTTGCCGTTATCGGCTATACCTACGGCGGCTCGGGCGCGAACTTCAATCTGCCAGACTTGCGCGGCCGCACCGCCTTTGGCAAGGACAACATGAACAATGTCCCGGGCACCGGCGGCGGGGATGCGGGGCGTCTCACCAGCGGCTCGGCGTCATCCTTCGATGGTGACACCTTGGGCGCGACGGGGGGCGATGAGGAGCACACGCTAACCACCGCCCAGCTAGCGGCACACACGCACGGCTTCAAGGTCAACGTTAACGATGCGGCGGCCGGCAGCGATGAAGACGCGCCATTTCCAACGGGCGGCACGACGCGGCAGACTGAATCGGCGGGCAGCGGCAATCCGCACAACAACGTGCCGCCGGGAATCGTGCTTAATTACATCATTTACCACGGATAACCATCATGCCACTTTTAGGATCACTCATCGGTGCCGGCGTGAGTCTCTTAGGCTCACGGCTTGGCAACCGACAGCAACAGCAAGGCGTCAATGCGGCGCTGGCTGCGGGCGGGCCTTTTGATGTACGCGGTCCCTTTGGCCGCGCCGACTTCGACGGCAGCGATCTAAACGTCCAGCTTGGCGGCAAATTCTCCCAAGGGCTGAACCGCTCGGCGGCGCTCGGCAACCGTGCGCTCGGCAGCTTGGGCGCGCTGGACTTCCGGGCCCGCGAGCAGGCCGAGCTGGACCGACTTCAGCGCCTGCGCCAACCGCAGATAGACCTTGCCCGCGCGCAGCAACAAAGCAGCCTGTTCAACCGTGGCCGGCTGGGCCTGGCCCGCGGGGGCGGGCTGTCCGGCCAGCTGTTCAACCCGGAGACGGCCGGGCTCGAGGAGGCCATTCTAAGAGCTCAGCTCGGGGACATCGGCTCAGCACGCCAGTTCAGCCAGCAGGAGCAGGGCTTTTTGCTCGACCAGGCGGGCGGGCTGTTCGGGCTGGCTGGCGACATCGGCAACCGTGGCCTGCAACAAGCACAGCTCGGCATTGCTGCACGTAACCCGGCCGGCCTGGCAGGCCTTGCGGCCGGTCCAGGCTTCGCCCGTGCGCGCACCACCGAGGGCTTTTTCGGGGCGCTCGGAAACACCATTGGCGGGCTGGACTTTGGCGGCACGTTCGCGGCAAGGCCCGATCCACGCCAGCTCACCGGGCAGGGATTGCTTTAAGGAGTCATGACATGCCAAGACAACCCGGACTTTTCGGGCCACCGCCGGAGCGGATACAGCAAGCCATGGCCGACGAGCGGATTGCCCGTGCCGCAGCTATTGGCAATATCCCGCTCGGCGGGTTTGGTGGGGCGATTGCGGGCCAGCTGGCAGGCCAGGCCATTGGCGACATTGCTGGCATTCAGGATCCCCGCCTGCGCCAGGCGCAGACCATGCAGGATGTGCAGCAACAGATGCTGGCCTCAGGGCTTTCGCCGGGCACGCCTGAATATACCCAGGCCGTAACCCAGGCCTTCCGGGCAGCGGGCCAGGAAGACCTTGCCGTTCAGGCCTTCACGCTTGGCCGCCAGCTCGAGGAGCAAAGCCTTGAGACTGAAGGCCGGCGGCTTGAGCTACGCGGGGATCCTGGCGCTGTTCCACGTCGGGCCCGAGCGTTGGTTCTGGCCGGGGCTGACCCTGAGTTTGCCGCCCTGATTGCTCCCGATGAGAAGGCGTTTCGGGAGCAGCTAAAAGCTCTCGCACCGAAAGACCCGCCGGCACAGATTCAGGCCTACGCGTTGGCTCGTCAGCAAGGCTATGACGGGTCCTTCCTCGACTATCAAAAGGAATTGAGGCGGGCCGGAGCGTCCAGCGTCAAGGTATCGGTGGGCGATAAGCCGTTGTCCATCTCGGACCTGCAGCGCATTCGCACTGCATCCGGCGCACCGCTACCGCCCGGAACCACGCCTAACCAGGCCGCGGAGGCAGTCGCCACCGGCCAGGCCACCGTGCTGACCCCTGAGCAACAAGCAGCACAGACCACGCTTGCCAACGAGCGGGCCAAGCAACAAACCGCCTTCGGCACTGCGGCCAAGGCGATTGAGGACATGCGGGCGTTGACCCGAAGCTTGAGCGCGGCGGACGTAGTGACGCCCGCGCAGCGTCGGCGCTTCCAGGCCGCTGCCGACCGGGTGGGTAAGGCCATGGCGCAGGCCCGCAACCCGCCGGGCACCGAGGCCTCGGAGGCGGCGGCGCAAGCTGTTTCTCGAAATCTTGGAGGCATTGCGGGCCAAGTTGGGTTTGGTGGCACCGACGCGGTGCTCGATGATTTGGCCGCAGAAGTGCAGCGCTTGGGCGGCGGGCCGCGCCGGAGGCGCTTCAACCCACAGACGGGGCGACTCGAATGACAATCGAGATTGAACTACCTGACGGCTCGATTGCCGAGTTCCCGGACGGCATGTCCGACGCCGACATCGAACAGGTCTTACGGCAACAGTTTGTGCAAAGCGCCGCACAGGGGGCACAGGGTGTTGCAGAGGTTCCACGTGAAACCTTTGCCCCGGGAGCGGCGGGGTTTAACGAGCGCTTTGGCATCCCGCAATCGGACCTTGGGCCCGAGGCGTTCTTTCAGCCACAGGCGGGCGGACTGGAGGCCTTCGGTACCCTGGCCTCTGGTGCGGTCGCCGAGCCGATTGCAGGCCTGGCAGGCATTGCTGCGGCCCCGTTCGGCGGGGCTGACCTGGCCTCAAGGGCGGTCGAGGCAACCCGAGGGGCCCTCACGCTCTCCCCAGGGCCGGAAGCGCAGCAAGTGCTCTCGACACTGCCGGAGGCGGTGCCAGAGTCCATTCGGGCCGGATTCGGAGCCTTGTCGGAGGGCTTCGGGGCGATCGCCGACCAGGCGGGCAGCCTCAGCCCGGCACTGGGAGCGGCTGTTCGCACCGTGCCCACCGCCGCAGCCCAAGCCGTCGGGCTGGCTGGGGCCCGCTCCTTGCTGAAAGAGTCACGCGGATTCTCCCGCCGTGGCTCGGGGCGGGCGTTGAGCCAGGCGACCCCGAGTCAGGAGACGTTGCGAGCGACCGCCAGAAGCCTTTATCGGGAGTTGGATAACTCCGGGGTGGTGGTCAGGCCACGAGCGACCTCCGAGCTTGTCTCGAATATTCAAAACGAGCTAGCGCGCGAAGGCGTGAACCCGGTGCTGACGCCGAAAGCGCACGCGGCGATGCGCCAGCTCGACGACATCTCAGGCCAGGCGCTCAACCTTGCCGAGATGGATACCTTGCGCAAGGTGGCC